CGTTACGTCCAGCTGAACCAGCTGTACCAGTCTGACCATTATCTCCCTTGCCTGTTCCGTTGGTGTAAGGATTTGCGGCCGTACCTGCACCGATTGTTGCACCGGAATTATCTCCGCCATGGCCACCGCCACCTCCAGCAACCAATAGTAGTGTTGATGTAGTTTCATTGTAAATGAAAGTTCCTCCTCCGCCTCCACAACGAGAAAACAATGAAGCCTGACCTTGGGTACCCTGTTGACCAACCAGAATTCTAAGGACATGGCCGGCGGTGAGTGAAAGAGTAGCCACACCTACAGCTCCATAAGCGCTGTAATTAACGTTGAATGGATTGGATAATGTAAGGTTAGTGTAGTTTCGGCCAGCCCCTGCAATAGTAAACGAGTAATTCCGTGTCCATGGTACGGTCCATCTCTGCATACCGGCACTCGTACCTGTCCCTAGTACCATAGCGTAAGCAGTATTATAACCTGGATTACTTGTACCGTACGTAATAGATGAAGGTCCGGTGGCACCTTGCTGACCCATGTTTGTAAACGTGAATGGAAATGTCATAGAATAAAGTGGAAATACCGGAGTTCCTATTGTTCCGCTGAGTGAATTGTAATAATTTGTAATTTGTGTTGATGTCATCGGATATGGAAAAAACCATAATCTATTTAAAGCATAATTACCAGTCGCTGCATAAAATGTATCAGGAGAATACACTCTATCCGTTGATAGACTATTATTAGGAGCCCCTGCTAAAGTGAACGCCTGTCCAGCCCCTGTATTTAAATAAGCCGTCTGGGTTGTACCGTTAATAGTTATAGCAAGCATATAAACTGAACCATTGTGCACAATTCTAGCAGTTGTTTGTTCAATGCCGTCATTCGCTAAAGTGGTATCAATCTTGCAATGAAATCCAGTATCGTTGCTAAATATCCAAGTTGCTGGTCTACGAACATTATCCACCGGACTAACCCCTGTTATATGATATAAATTACGCCAGTAACTTGCGGCATTTGAAGCCAGCCAGACTATATACGTCATAGATCCTCTATTTGTAATTGAAGTTGAGCTCCATTCTCCTTGATCTACACCACCTGACGGAACTCTCCAAGTATCATAATAACCCACCCCATATTTGATTTTTTGACACTGGGACATGGAGATTGGACCAGATGCCGGTACAGACCCTCCGAATCCCCTAAAACCCCCCATATTTTTAACTGAATTGCCAAGTGCACCCGCAATTTCGTTCACACTTATTTGCAAATTTGTAGCCGGGACAATAGCTGGCATTTATTATATTGAAAATAGTTTAAAAGTTTAAATTGCAAAGTACACAATGGGCTGGGGCATCTGTTTCGGTCTAGATGAGAACGGCAATGTGTACTGTGCCGACGGGTGCAAATGGCGCACCAGCGCTCGTGACTATGAGGATTTCGTCCCGTGGCCATCTGCGCGCGACCAAGTACTGGAATATTTCGAGAATGACGCTCGCAAAGAGCTCGATATGGTCCGTGACGAGTGCCCAGGCACCGCCGCAGCTCTGCGCAGTGCTTGTGAAGAGCACCTTGGGTCAGCCTTCAGTTCTTACTATTATCTTCCGGATGAGAAGAAAATTAAACTTCACGAGGAGAAGATGGCCGAGCTGACTGCACAACTCGAGGAAACCAAGAAGGACCTGCTCACGGCTCGTGAAGCCTACAATAATTATAAAAAAGTTTTAAAAGAGTTTATTCCTTCTGCCAAACTGGCCAAGACCCGAGCTGATGAGCTCCGGGCCCAGATCAGACCCTTGCAACTCGAGCTCGATGTTGAGGTTGCAGCTGGGTTGGTCGATCTACTTATGAAAAACAAAAATCATTACACTCGCCAACTTAACAAAGAGAAGAAATTTCAGTGTTCTTCCAGTCGTGCTCAGTAGAGGTGCGTAGGTTGGACTGGACGCAGTGGATGTGCAGGTGTCCCTGACTGTGGTGCGGGTGAAGGTGCACGTAGTACTTCATATGAGCACCGTGCGTATTCTCCAAAAAGAGGTGGGAGTCAATCTTGAACCGCGGAGACGCCGAAGAGTCGCCCATTTTCTTCGTCAAAGTCTCCAGAACGCGCGAGCGAAAGTCCATACTGTTCATAAGCGTCGTCACCCGGTGGCACATCCGAGCGATGAGATTCTCGTCACCTGGCTCGAGTGCAGCTGCATTGTAGATGTGCGCGCGCGGACACGCGAGCATATGTGCAAATGAGATCCCCGCCTTGCCAGGGTCGCCTGGGTACATATCAGGGTAAGGCAGGGGGGCGTTCAAGAAGAGCACAAAGTCATCGTCAGAGTACAGATTGGGTGCACCAGTCTCGATGAGCTTGGTGAACACGCTCGGAAATCCCTTGAGCTGAGAAGCATCGAACTCGAGGCCGTGGCGCCAGGCGCGTGCAGCAGACTCCATCTTGAATTTTATTCGCGGCAAATCTTAAAATGGCATACTCGATGAACCTCAACGACGTTCGCAGAGTCGCGACGGCGGACACGAATGTTAAACGACTGGTGAACACTGCGTTGATGCACGCTTTCACCCTGGGTAACAACAATGCTGCGATGAACGAACAAATGGCGCTTCAGAATCGCCTCGCGTCATCAGAGGCGCGGCTAGCGGCCCTTCGCGCCCAGCTGCGCGCCAAGTACGGCATAAACAATAGCGCCATCTCGGCGGATATTCGTATGTTTGCAAGAAACCCGACCCGTCCACCAACCCCTTAATTCCACCTCCACCCGAACGGCGCTATCCTCTCTTGGAGTTCGTCCATTGACATCTCTTTCAATAGAATTTCCTTATATTCGTCAACTGGCATCTTGTCGCAAGTGTGTTCGTGAAACCACACGGGTGGCTTGGTTTCGAACTTGAACCAATCATCCTTCATCTCCATTCTCCAAAATTCTCCAAAACAAATATGTAAAACATTTTCAAAAAACAGTGCCACCTTTTTCGTGCCGTCCTCCATCACCGCGTCATACCAGTGCTGCCACTGCTCTTTGGGTAGCGCCAAGATTCTCTCTTTCGCGACAATGAACTGCGCCCCTATAGGTAACCTAAGCATAAAGTAATGCGGAGGGTGCATATGAATAGGAAATCCTATACGGTTCCAGTAAGTTACTATATCCATAACTTCAGGGTTTCCTTCGTCGGCGAACGGGTACCATCTCATAAAGTTGTTGAGCGGGATGAACTGGTGCTTGTCAATATTCGCCCCCTCGATGAGTTCCAGAAGCCCTTGGTCGTGAAACTGGTGCCACGCCTCTTCGTGCCCGTGCAAGAATGCGATGTGGTCCGGCAAATTGTCGTAATTCTCAACTATGTACTTGAAATAACCAGAAGTTTCGAAACCTTTGTTTGGAATTGTGTACTGGACTGGGAGATCGGTTGGGTTGGCACCCTCTTTATCAATGACGACCACTGGCCATTTGGACTCTTTCAACCAGTCCAAGTTCTCCTGATAGTGATTCGCAACTATCACGAGCATTAATATTCTTTCTTAGTTTATTACTTCCGGAATGCCCGCGAATGTCCACGGGCCTACGTAATCGGCGGCGGGTTGATCTACCATATTGAAGTTCCCGGAGCTGTCTTCCCACACGCTGAAATGACGGGCATCGGTGCTAGCTTTCCAAAACTCTCCGTCAATTCTCAATAGCCCCGTATAAACCTCATAGTGGAACCCGTCTTCTGGGCCAAAACTGAGATACACGAGACGCATACTCTTGGGCCAATACCGCCACGTGACTGGTGGTATTGGCCTGGGCACGAACTGTGACGGCCCTAGGCGCCTTGGGGCGAGTCCGAGGTGGCGCCGAGTGTCAATGTCAGCAAAGGAGCCTATCACCTCCAGCAAATTTTCCATAAGAATATATTGAAAAAACTTTTTAATAGAATATCCTAGTAATGGAACGTACAGTCTACGTCGACTCGAAGAATCGCGACTCGGTAGTATGGCCTAACGGGTCGAACTATGTTCTTCATTTGACAGATGTTGTCCGGAATGTCAGTCGGGTCGACCTAGTTGCAGCAAAAGTTCCCAACACATTGTTCAACTTAAATTCAGGTTCGAACGTTCTGACGGTGACTGGGGTGTCTGGGCTGAGCAACGTCTCGGTCGCACCCGGGTTTTACTCAGCGTACGGTATCCAGTCGGAGCTGGGGGGGTCTTCGAATGCAGCAGTTGCATACCAGTACCTAGCCGATGAAGGAAAGTTTTTGATTTATTCCAAGGTTCCTTTCACTGTGAAGGTGAACAGTTCGGAGATGGGAAAGATGCTCGGGCTATCAGCGAACACCGTGCACACTGCGACTGCTGCGAGCACTTGGCCCGTCTACGCACAGAACCCAGTCTATGCGACAATGCACCTCATAAAGTCTCATAAAATTGTGGACTTTAGTGTCAATGAATTTATTTTTCTCGATATCGAAGAGCTTCGGACGCCTTCGTCGATCGACGCCAAGGCGATGCTTTCGAACGGCACGTATAGCGGCTCGAGCGCCCGGCGGTCTTTTGCCTCGATCCAGATGGACGTTGGGTCTGGGTGCGTGAAGAACTTCAAGGAGTGCCACGACTATAGAGTGAGCGTGTTTTACCCAGAGCCAATCAACAGCTTGGACCGCCTGACGATAGGCTGGTACAACAAGGATGGTGAGTTGCTCAATTTCGAGGGCTATGAAAATAATGCGTTCGTTTTGAGATTTTATATAAATAATGACCGGCCTGAGCTTCCGCCTCCGCCTGCAGTGGCTGACGTGGAAGTCAAGAGAATTATAGAGGCGATGACTGCGTTGCCGCCGCCGCCTGAAAAAAAGGAAAAGAAAAATTCGGTTGGCAGATGGGTCTACCTTTTAGTTATATTCGCGCTTCTTGCTGGAGGATTTATCTGGTCACAGCGTAGACCGTCTGGCTTGGCTCCCGGATCTTGACGTTGAAAGCCAGGGCCTTGACCACCATGTACACGAGGATGGCCAGCAGGGTGGTCATCAGCGCCGCCAGGGCATAGTAGCCGGCACCGCTCTTGTTCACCTTGATCACGTTGGAGATGACGTAACGGACAAAGTCCATCCACGCCACCGCGCTGGCAAAGGAAAAGCCGGCAACAATCGAGTTGAGGGACTGAGCCTCGAGCTGGAGAGCGACAGAGGAAATCATACCGGCCATTTATTATGTGTTGAGAATTTTTTTCCGAGCCTCCTTAAATTTTGAGATCCATCGTGTGTGACTCGTTAATCACCCCCCTGACGAATGTGTTCCACGCAATGCTGATGCGTGGAGTGTCCCCTGTGTAAGTGTCGACTGAATGCGAGAGATCGCTTGGAAATATGCATACGTCACCTTTTTTAAATTTCAAAACGTGATTTTTCGAATTCCATATATTATAGTTGACATATTGGAATTCAATAAGAGAAGTATTGCATTCGAATCGTGTATCAAAGTAGTCGCCTTCTATATATATAACACCGCTTAAGATACTATTAGGATGCGTATGAATAGGGTGGGACTGACCTTTTAGTGACTTATTTATCCAAGATGCGGTTATGTATATCTCCGTGTCCCTGGATGTTTCCAAAAGATTGTAGAAATATTCTTCTATGCACTGCATCGCCGCCTCCTTGAAAGGAGCAAACTCCGGTCTTGAAAATATATCACAGTCAACCGTCCTCTTGTTCTGATCCTTCCCTATCCACTCCTCACCTCTCAAGTCGATTTCAGGAAATGTGAAATTTCTCCTGTAGATTGGCTTCGAGAAGGCTGTCAACACCGATGCCATTAAGTAGTTATTCAATTATTGTCTTTATTCTGGGTCACAGTCTGAATCCGAATCGGGCTGGAGAATCTTGTAGTGGACATTGGATGGGAGCTCGTCATCCGAGTCGGTGTCGTCTCCCCTGAAAAAAAATTTTGTAAACTTATTTTCTTTTTTTTGGTATGGCACTGGGTCCGACATCACCTACTATATAACAGATGTTGCCCCAGTGTCCGAATTGACGTAGAAAAGCATCACTAGCTTACCGTCCTTTATCTTGAGCACGTTGTACGACCGAGCGTATATCCTGATGTTTCGCGGCTCGGTCGTGTACCGCAAAGAAAAGTCAAACTGTTGTCTTCTAATCTGCGTCATATTGACCGACCCTGTGGGCTGCTTGTTCTCCGGGTCGAGTGCGAAACAGTATGTGTAAAAGTAACGATCGGGGCTTCTGTTGTGATTCTCTAGGGGCTGAAGAACCCGGAGGAATAGCGGCGTCCCCAAGTCCTCTGTGATTGCCTCCCAACCATTAAAGACCATTCTCATATTTACGAGCTGGTCAGCTCCATTGAGCGTGTAGTTGTATGGAACTGCAGAATTGTTTTGAATAATAAAAAACAATTCTTTCACTGGGTTGGTGAAATCGGTGTAGAATGTGTAAGGCTGGGTAATGCTGGGAGTGTACATACTTGATATCGACCACGAGACGCTTGTGACCGCCACTGCACCCGACCACGTGCCCGTAATGGTCACGCTTGCGCCAGGCACCAAACTCGGAATTGTGGTGCTGGAAAATGTTACAGATCGGGAGCCTGTGGTGGTCGTCCCAGTGGCTGGCGACCCTCCCACGGTCATCTGGAATGTGCCACCACTAGGCGCCGTTGCAGACGTGAATACGAAACTAATATTAGACGACTGTACCGCATATAGGTCATTCGGCACTGTGAATGTGAAGTTGTACGAGCCGCTCGTTAGGCCAGACCCTCCTAGACTTGCAGAAGAACTCAAAGAGAGTTGTTTTCCTGTTGTGTTCACAGGTTTCACTGGGAGGGGGGCGTTGAACCGCTGCGTCTGCTCCACGAGATATGTGTGTTCATTTTCAGTAAAGAACTTGCGTTCAAGATCCGGGAGGTAGGTTGATGCAACAACGAGCACCGCATTGGCGAGATCCAAAACCCCTTTGAACAAGGGGCTCAATTGATCAACAGGTCTGAAATTGAAGCGAATTCTAGGGTTCTCGGCGAGTGCACACACTGGGAATCCAGTCTTGACAATATCAAAAGGAAGTTTTATGAAATAAGTCTGATGGCTCATTGTTTGGTTCTTGCCGACCAGCTGCTGGAGAGCCGCTTGCTTGGACTCGATGACTCGGATGTCATTTCGGATATCTATGTACTCGCCATCAAGCCGCTCAATAACTTGGTCACCATACTCGAGCTGAGCCCACTGAATCAAGTGCGTTCCTATCCCGTCATATACCGTAACAGGTGGAGGGAAAAGGTCTATCCGGAGGTAGATGGCGGTGATGAGATCGCACTCGCGATGAAGGTCAATTGTAACCTCCGAGCCAGTCTGAACAGTCTTTTGGAATTTGATGGTGTTAATCTGGTCTGCAAATTGAGAACGTTTTGCAAACACTTCACGGAAATACGTCATATTGGGTTTTCCTGAAAGAATCTTGTCAGAAGTGCCAAGAGATTCAACTAACGAACGTGTTGTCGTCATCCTACTTAGGTGTAAGAATTAAACATGAGGCCACCGAGCCCGTTTTGAACCACAAGCACGTTGAACGTCTTGGCCCACACCTGGACGTTGACCGTCCCTGTGGTTGATGGAATCTCGACAGTCAGTAGCTTCTCTCGAATTCTTGAAAAGTTGGCTGGGGCACTAAAGTGGTAAATGTACATATTGCGAGTCGGGAAGCTGTCTGCAACCTCGAAAGGCTCAACGAGTCCGAAAAGCATCGAGTCGTAGTTGAACAGCTCGGACCCATTGAGCGTCAAGGCTAGTGATGACACGTTCGAGTATGTGTAGGTGTTCATATTGGCTGCGGTTCTTGCGGTGACCCAAAGGTCGGTGACGGGCCCGACGAACTGCAGGGGCAGGACGGTCTTGCCAGGGGCCAGGGTCGTGGCCAGCACTTGCTTCTGCTCGAGGAGGAAATTGTGCCGACTCTTCTGGAACCATTCGAGTTCACGGTCACCTAGATAGGCGTACTCGACCAACACTGAAGCACTGAATGTGAAATTTTGAATAATTGGATCGAAGCTTAAAATATTAACAGCATCGGCCGTTCCAGCACCTGCACTGTACCAGTTGGCGGTTACGAAGAAATATCGGCGTGTTCCCTGAAGACCAAATTGAAATCCAGTATCCAAAACTATATCGAGACCTAATAGATCATTTCCAGACGAAGTCCGGAATCTGTTATCGTAGCTGATCAGCATATTTCTCCTCCATAACAGGTCGCCATTTGAATTCATTTTAAAGTATAATACATAAGACGCTCCTTGGACTTCTCCAACGTTTTCATTCGTAGTTATGGCGTCCACCCCTGTATCGAACGTGTTTGTAATTATCAAACTTGTCGACCTATAAAATATATAACCAAATAGATTATTTGAAGAGTCGAGTGCCAGTCCTCCCGGGAAATCATCACGGGAGCCGCCTATACGAATGGACCATAGAACAGTTCCAGTTGAATTGTACTTTATTATAAAAGAGTCTGTATACTCGGTGAGTTGAACACTTTCGGGGGTATTATTCATTACCTTGTGGATTGATCCAGATGCGTTATAAATTGTTATTGATTTAGATGTGAATGCACCCATAAGGAAGATATTTCCATCGGAGTCGACGCGGTTATGCATAACCCCTACTCGCAAACCAGGGGCACTAGAAACTTGGATGGCTGTCCATTGCACAGCCATTGCCGTCGAATATTTTCTCAAAAATCCTTGATAAACCGATCCAACAACCTCTTTTCCACTTATATATATTCCAGAGCCGTCGGAGCTTATACAGTCTATAAACAAGGTGTTATTAGTGGATGGATAACGTGTTAAACTCGTGCCACCGCCATTCACGGTGTATTTGGCGACGAACCCGGACCGCGTGTTGACGGGGGACAGACTACTGAAGAGAGCGTTTGTCGAATTGTACATACGGAGAGTGCCGATATATGAACCAGAAACATATACGGCTGGTTCACTCGTGACGGTGATTCCTGAACCCACCGCGCCGTCTTTTAAACTGGAGTCCAACACAATTCCCCATTGATAAGCTCCAGCCGAGTTCAATTTGGAAATGAATACGCAGAAGCCTGACTGTGAGCTTCTCACGTATGTTTTTTGGACAACTGAACTTCCAGCGGTTCCCCATAATATTGTGTTTCCATCATAAATATGACCAGCTGTGCCGCAAAAGTAAGAGTTGTCGGATGAATCTAAAGAAACGTCGAAACCCGTCGCGCCTCCCGAATAAAATAGAGCTCCAGCTGTAACGTAATTAGCCTGTACTGTAGCCCCCCACGTCACCGTTCCAGCGACGGTGTTAATCTTTATGCACCAGCCCTGGAGACTGCCTAATTGAGAATAACTAAGAGCAGTTGGGTACCAATAAGTAGTAGTGCTTCTTGCATAAATCCAATCTAGACGTTGCGCCCCCAAAGCCAGAATCATATTTCCTCCAGAATCAAACCGCATTTTACACACATTAGCAGCGTTGCTGAAATGCAAAATCCATTTCACAAGTCCATCGGTTCCATATTTCACCAGATATTGTTGGCTAGTTCCTCCTCCAACTGGGTTCAAATTAGTGTAGACTGATCCATCTTGATTATAAATGGGTACACTTGCATCACTATAAACGCGGTTTATTATATAGTAGTTTCCACTTGCGTCAACGGCAATTCTGCTCGCCAGCTTGCCAAATGTCGTGCTATCCACCGCATCGGGTGTGAGATTCAAGGCCTCACCCATTTCGGGTTGCACTGTAATAGCCTTGTGTTTAGAAATCCACTGCCACGAACTTGCGCTATTGAATGGTTTCGTGGTGTCGTAATACATAACTCCGAAAACAGTAATTCCACTACCAATACTCCAGTACAAGTACCTACCGTCAAATGCAAATGGTATGAGGTCTGGTTGATATCCGAATCCCCTGGACTGCCAAATTGTATTAATTGGCAAATTAGATATATCAAAAAATTGCCAAGAAGAGTTCAAGGAGAGATCAGAGCTCGCTGAAAATCTTAGAACCACTGATCCAGATGGATTGTCGTAAGCGTTATAACGACTGTAAGTCCATACGCCATCTGTTATAAGTTGATTATCACCTTGGGCTATTTTAGGGATAGGTGAGAGGGAATTCATATTAATAAATGTCCAGCCACTCAGTGATGTGAAATTCACAGAGTCTATGCGAATAAACCAACGTTCTCCACCAGACTCGAATGTCGTGTTGACGTACCTACCATCGAAATATGGGGTGGCTTGATATATTCCATTTGTTATACCAAATTGATCTTGGAGGAACCCGTTTTTGAGTGAACGGTAATCCGAGTAAAACGAATAAGACGCCGCGGAGTTAAAGTCACCGAATGTATCATATCTCATAAGCAAAGGAGAATAGTGTTTTCCCGGATCGCTTGTAGAACTAGTGACTATATTATAAGTAATATTTGTGTCGGATCCTACTACAGTTTGGGTATTATAGGTCATTGAACTTATGGTTGTCTCGCGGCTCCTCCAAAAAGTTGCGAATCCGTTGTAGACTGTAGAGCTCACTGACGTAACACCATAAAACTTGAAAACAAGAGATGTTGTCGACCACGATTGCATTACTATTGAATAACCAGAGTACTGGATATAATTCACCATACATCTAATATAGAGGTATCTGGCATCGGCACACGGAATGCTATGTATAAAAAATCCATTTTCACCATTTGGAACCGGGCCCGTCCACGTGTCACCATATCCAAAATTACCCCAATACTTTACGGTGCTTTGTTGACGTCCATCAATATTGTTAAAGAAATTCGAGATTGGCTGGCGAATAATATACTGTAAATCATTCGAGAATGTATATGAATAATTTCCAGCTGGAGTACCCCATGATGCACTGGTTTTTGTTACTCGCCTGTACGCTGTAGGATCCGATTGAGACTTGGTTGTATCATAGAAAACCCTCTTTGACGGGTCAGGGTTTCCTTCCTCCCAAAATATAATATCCTTATAAATTCTTGCTCGTTGTGGGCTATATACAGTAGTACCAAATACCGTCCGTAAATCACCAATTTCATATGACCTTGCGTCTTGAATTCCCGTTCCAGGATTCAAGGCGGCGACGAGTTTGTCCTGCGACTCGAACTCCACCTCAACCTGCACATCGTGCCGACCTAACGCACATATCGGAATCTTATCAATTCCGAACTTGAGCTCTGTGAAGCAGTACCGTGGGTTTATCTTGTAGTTGGTATCGTTCTTGCCCACGAGCGCAGTCAGCCCCATTTGATTCTCGTATGGAACCGATACGTCATTCTCAAGATCGATGGAGTCGCCGGTGATCGTGCTCACGTGCTGGCCGCCTATGAGCAGCGATGCAGAACGCACGAGCCGAGTACCGACGCCATCATAGTAATTTGCATCTATAGGAGGTGCAAATCCAGGAACCCACCCCGAAAAGGTGACGTTGAGTTGAGCGGTCCTGGACCCCCCTGTGATGCTGTACCCGTAGGCCGTACCGGCCCGGGAATCCGGATTGCGGACATCAAACCCCCAGAACGAAGCGCTCGTTTCGTCGATGAAGTAAATGGTGGAATAAGTTGCGCTTGTGAATACGAAGCTATCTAACGTCTTGTTGAAGCTCACTGCAAGCCCTGAACCTGTGAAGTTGCCGGCCCAGAAGCCCACATTATAGGTGGACCAGTACGCTGTGGTCGCCGCTGCTTGCATTGCCAGCTGCAAAGCGCCATTCACCAAGACATAGAGCCTGATGGGCGTGGGGAGGTCCGTGGGCCACACTGGATAGCAATAGGTGTCGTTCGGCACGGTGTAGAGTGAAGGGAGAATTGATCGCAAGGTGATGTCTGTGATGACATCGCCTTTGTAGGGAAGGGTGGAGACGGCGT